GGCTGATGCGCACCAGGCTGCCCAGACGGGTAGCGGGAAAGCGACGCCACAAAAAGAAAAAGCCCTTCGAGATGAAGAGCTTATCTTTATTTCTGGCGGAGACGAAGGGATTCAGCACCTTGTCTACGTAAGCCCTTGTTTTTGAAGTGTTTTTCCAAACGCTTAGAGTTTTTTGTAGCAACTCTACGCCGAAATTCTGTAGCAGCGGCGGTGCTGGGGTCAAGCGTTTCCGGCGCGTGGTATGCTGATGCACTACCCGCCACAGCCGGAAGTCGAGCATGTCATATCTGATCTACTTCGCCCTAGCGCCAGAACTCCCCACCCGTGCCCCTGATCATCTGCACTATCAAGACCAGAAGAACGAACTTCATGTGAGTCCGCATCTTCGGCTGTGCGGTCACTCGGCTATGGCCCACATCGCGACGCAGGAGCTTGCCGAGCGGTTCGCCGAAGCGTGCGCCCCGATCTTTCAAAAGCGTTACGGCAACGAAGCCGCTGTTCGCGTCGTGCGTTGGGAAGCAACGAGGTCCGCACGCTTGGAAGCGCGAATCAAAAAAGACTCCGAGATTATCCAGAAGCGACTCGAAACCGGCAACTTATCGCCAAACAAAGCGCCCTGATTCTCAAGGCGTGTTTCGTATTTGCCGATTTTGCAGAAGTGGTGAAGACTGAAGGCATTGATTTCGCTTTGAGGTGAAGCAATGAAGAAAGAATCCCTTCAGCAGTATCGGACGCGGGACTGGCAGAAGTTTCGTGAAGAAGTAATCCGCCTACATGGTGGCGTTTGTTCGGTCTGCGGCAAGAGCCAATCAGACGGCGCTATCCTTCACGTTCATCACCGGCACTACATCTCCGGTTTGAAGATGTGGGATTACGACTATCAAGACTGTGAAGCCCTTTGTGCCGGGTGCCATGCAGCAGAACACGGGATCATCCCACCGCGGACCGGATGGCAGTTTGACGGTTACGACGATCTAGGCGAACAGATCGGCGTTTGTGAAAATGGAAACTGCGGCCACTTGATTCGATATGTGTTCTTCGTTTCACACCCTAAGTGGCGACCGCTTGAAGTTGGGGAAATTTGTTGCGATCACCTCACCGCCACGACTGTAGCGTCGGAGTTCGTCGGCGAAATTAGGCGACGAATTGCCCGCTTGAAGGCTTTCGCATCGCCGAAGAAGTGGGAGACGCTAGAGAACGGGACGATTCGCCGAGCGTTCAAAGATTTTCAAATTGCCATATTTGAGGACTCGCGCGGCTACGGTCTGCGCGTCAATGGTTATCGTGGCAAAGGCCGGTTCGGCGACCAGCTAGGCGCGAAGCAATACGCCTTCAAGATTATCGAGAACGGCGACCTGAAGCGGTATATCGAAAAGAAGCGCCGCGAGTGGAACGCCCCTTGAGCGTCAAACCTCAAACACTTCTTCAAAGGTTGCCGTAATGGTCCGGTGCTTGTGACTGGTTGGCATAGCGGACCATTCACGGCAAACACACTTTCCCGGCTTCCCGTGGCTCGGCGTCCAGTCGAAGTTCTCGGCGCCTTCTCGCGCTTCAAGAAATGATTCGATTTGATCAGCCACCGATTCGGGGCGGTTCTCGAAAGTCAAATCCCAACGACGCGGCAGAACGTTGATGCCGGTTCGCATCCGAAGCTCATAGCCATCGCCGTATTTGAGTTGATGCACGGACGGCTTCACCGTCAAGCGGCTGCCGTAAGTGGGCGTCCAAACGAAAGTAGCCATAACCTATTTCCTTACTGGTAGAGCATGCCGCCCGGTCGTTTCTGATCGGCAAGCGTCTTCAGAACCGCGCCTTCAATCATGCGGGCAAGCTGTCGGCCCTCTTGGCCGTTTCCGTTGCTGCTCTCTTGGCGCTCGCCTTCGTTGATCGTGATGTGAATGATTGTGTCGCCGGCTTCACCGCTGCCACCGCTGAACATCGAAACGCCGAGCTTGCCACCCGGACCACGTTGAAGCGGCATGATCGCTTCCGGGCCAGCTTCACCCATAAGACCATTCTTGAAGCTGCCACCGCTCGCGAACTTGAAATGAGTCGGCGTATTCACGACGCCGCCCTGTGCGAACGCTTGAAGCCCGCCGCCATCGAATACCCCACCCTTTGCGAAGGGGATGCCGAGCGCACCCATACCGGCCTTTACCGCTTGGAGCATCAGCGACTGAACCATCATTTGTGCGATGGCCTTCAAGAAGTTCGCGAGCATGTCCTTAATCGACTTGTTCATAGGGTCGAAAAGAAAATCCGTGAAACCGCTTGCCATCGTTCGGGCGGCATCGTTCGCGACCGTCGTTAGATCAAGAAAGGTGTCCTTGACTGGTTCTACGGCACTGGGGAGATTCCCCATTGCGGTTTGTGCTGCCTCGCTGAATTGCTCGGCGCTGATTCGGCCCTGTTCGAAAGCTTGGGCAAGAAACAGCATCGTGTTTCGTTGCTGCTCAAGTTGGGCTGTAGGCGTAGCGGCAAGAAGTTCGTTCAGGCGTGCTTGCTCGGCTGCTGCGACCTCTGCGGCGTGCGCAAACTCGGCTTGAGCAACGACAGCCAGCTTCCAATGCTCGGGCATTGCCAGCCACTCGGGCGCGGTCATGACGGCGAGAAGTTCGGTTTGCGCACGCGACAGATTCAAGCCCGACGTTTCCGCCGCCTGTTGAATCTGGTTCAGCGATTCGAGAGCGCGAGCGTATGCCTTCGCAGACTCGGCCAGCGGGTCTGTATAGCTCGCGCCTTTGCTCTTCGAGCTGGCACCCTTCCCGCTGCTCGCGGACGGCTTGGTGGTGCCCCCTGTGCGTTCTGGCTGCGCGAGCGGTTCAATCTTCGTCGTGCCAGACCAGACGCGCCCCACCGCCGCCGACATGCTCGAATCAATGCGGGCAAGCTCTTTGTCCATCTCGCGAAGAACTTCAAGCGCCGCGCTGAATTCGCCGCCCGCTGCGAAGCTCAGGGCCGCGAGCGTGCCACCGATGGCAGAACCGGCATACTCGAACGCCTTGCTTACGGTGATCGCCACGGAGGCAAGCGACTTGAAGGAAACCGTGATCACGCTATCAACCACCACGCCCATTGAATCGAGCGTGGTCCAGACGGCATCAAGGTTGCGTTTCAACTCGACCAGAACAGGGATTAGATCGCTGCCGAGTTGGCGCCCCCAACCTGCCGCCCCGTCTTGAAGGTCGGTGAAGCCCTCGCGAACCTCACGAATCCCGCCTAGCGTTTCGTCCGAGAGAAGCAAGCCGAGTTCTTGCGCTCGCTCGGCAGCGTCTTTCAAACCCTTCGCATTGTCGGCGAGAATCGGCGTTAGATGGCTCGCATCCGACGCCAGCGCCTCAAGCATGAAGGTGACTTCAGAAGTCGAAGCGCCGGCGTCCTGCATCGTCTTGGCAACGAGTTGCAGAACGTCAGGGCCGGCAAGGCGCTTCAACTGGTCGGCGGTAATGCCTGCCGCCCTGCCCCACTGCTCCATGAAGTCTTTCATGGGGCCGGCACCGTTCGCGGTGAAGTCGCCTACTTTGTCGTCAACGTCTTTGAAGATGTCGGCAAGCTTTTCTTGCTCGATCCCAAGCGATTTGGTCGCAGCGGTCCAAACCTGAATCGTATTCGCGCCGACGTTGGCGACCGCTGCCGAGCGCTCGATTTGCTTGCCGAGTTCAAAGAACTGGCGAACGGTATCGCTGATCTGGATACCTGCAAAAGCACCGGCAATGCCGCCGCCGATGGTCATGAAGGCATCTTCGATTGCTTTCGCACGTTCGCGGGCTTGGCGTTCAATCTCTCGGGTCTTCTTGTCCGCGACACGGGCGGCCTTGTCCATACCGGACTCAAAGCCGCCAGTCTTTGCGATTAGATCGAGAGTGAGAACGCCAAGGGAGCGAGACATTTAGGACTTACCGCCTGCAAGAATGTTGAAAACGTCGTGAATCGAAGCGGGTGCCTCGTTGTCGGGTTGAATGTTCGGCTTCAGCATGAAGTCTTTCATGTCCGCCTTGCCGCCCATCGCGTTATTGATCATCGCGGCGAGCATGGCGAAACCTTGGTGAAGGTGCTGATTCGGTGTGCCGTGCTTTTGGATGTATTCAAACCAGTTCAGCGCCTCGCGATACGAAAGGCGCTGTTTGGCTTCTTCAACCGTTTTCCCGCCGACTCCGTGCAATACAAGCTCATGCCACACTTCATCGGCGGGCTTCATCAGTTTGGGGACTGATTGCCACCCGTGCCATTCACTTGATTCACCGCCTCAATCAGCTTCGTGGCAAGGGTCACTTCGAGCTGATAGGCGTCCTCGTAGCTGATCGGCTCTTTGTTCTCGCCCATCAGCACACACGCGGCAATCATCGCAGCGCTTCGGCTGCGGTCGTCTTCGCCGCTGAAGAGGCGTTCCACATCACCGAACGAAAGACGCTTGATGAATACGTCGAACCCGTATTCACGCCACTTCACCGGCACGCGCTCCGGTTGGTTATGAACAAAGCCGCCAGCGTTTCGGATTTCAGCAAGATTCATGATTACATCCCCTTCGGCTGAAGCTCAGGAAAGCCGGAAACCTGAAGCGAAATGGAGCTTTCAACGACAGCGTTCAGCGAGAAGTCGAACGGGCAATCAACCACGTAGCCTTCAAAGATCAGGAACGAACGGCTATTCGGAATAACGAACTGATTCGTAATAATCGGATCGACAATAGGCTCCGTGACGCCATCAGACCAGCCAAGCGCCCACTTCACGGTTTTGCCTTGCTTGAAAATCTGATGAAGCGCCAGGTGCGATTCGTTTTGGGGGTCGAAGCGAATGCTGAAGGAGGCCGTGCCGGGTGCGGCCAAACCAGCTTCGTAAGTGCGAGCGTTCGATTCCAGATCGGTGGTTTCGATTTGGTCACGCGAGGCGCTGACGCCGCTGATGGTCGAGACCGCGCCAACCTTGACGACGAAGTTAGTATTCGGATTGATGAAGAAAAGCGAAGTGCCTTGGGTCTTGACTGCCATTTGTGTTACCTCACGTCGATATATTGAAAGTGAAAGGTGGAGCGATAGAGCGAAGAGGCTTCATCCCTACCCTGCTGCATGAAGGTGATGTATCCGGCGCCTTCGATGGCGCGGCGGATTGCATCGGTGATCGAACGGGCCGCGTTCGGTGTCTCGGCCCATACGTCAATTTGGGTCGTGACGTGATCGGCTTCAGCCGGCCCCGCCAACTGGTTAAGAGTGTCGCCGCCCGTGGTCTGCCAAGTCGCATAGGGCAGCGTTTCAAGCTGCGGCGCGGTGCCGAACTCAAAGAAGCGGGTTACACCTTCCCCGAGTAGCGCGGCGCAGTCTGGCGACTGTTTAACGAATGCGAAGAGGTTCATAGCCGATCAAGCGCCTTCTTCAATTCGTCTGCTACCGTATCCGCTACCGCTTGGGCGTTCTTCTCAAGCGCCGGCAGCATGAAGGGATTGGCGGGCTGGTGCTGCGTGCCGAATTCGATCATGCGGAAGTAATACGGCGTTTCCGGGTTCATCTTGCCGCCACCTCGAACGCCGACCTTCGCATATACGGCGCCGCCCCTGATCGTGGTCAGAAGCGAGAAGTGCGCTTTCAGAAGCCCCGTATCGCGTGGGGCGTTCGCCTTTACTTCAGCACGAACGATGCTCATCGCCTTACGGGCGGCGTTACGAAGCGCCTTCTTCGCAATCTTCGCTTCCACCTCCTTAAGTCGGCTGTGAAGCTCGGCGAGTGCCTTTTGATCCAGTTTCAGCATGATTCACACGGGATCGTTAGGTATTCGCGCCCGCTGTTCAGGTCAGGCAGAAAACCTTGGGGGTTATAAATCGTGCCGTCAGTCGCAACGATCCGCATATTCGGCTTCAAGCCGGCGCGGTAGCGAATGACGATCCGAGCGGTAATCTTTGATTGGGTGGCCTGTGCGGCGATGAACTCACGCGCCGAAAGCGGTTCGATGGCGGCGGCGATATTCGCAGCGACGGGAACCCACGATTGAACAAGCTCGCCGGTTACTGGGTTCTGAACCAGTTCGGGCGCTTCAATCGTGACTCGGTGGCGCAGTCGGCCAGCGTTGAAGGTCGTCTTAGGCATAGCCGGGCAACCTCTGCCGCTGAAGCAGCGCACGCACCGTGGGGCTAATCGGGTCCGCGTGCGCTTCCCGGTTTGCGTATAGCTCGCCGAGAACAAGCAGCACGGCAGCGTCCATCACTCCCGGACCATTCACGGCGTCGCCACCTTGCAGCGTGACGTAATCGCAGACGATGGCCGATGCCATCGAAAGGCGGGCTTCGATGTCGGCATCCTCGTGATTGCCGTCAATGCGAAGATGAACCTTCGCCTGTTCAAGCGTGATCATTGCGGCACCCCTTCGCCCTGGTCACGCTTCGCGAGCGCCGCCAGTGAAAAGTCTTGTTGCTGCATATAGCAGGTGTCGCCACCTTCAACGGGTGCCATGCCCTCTTTGCGGCGCGCTTCGTTCGGTGCCATCCAGCCCCCACCGATTGCAGCGCTGTAGGCTTGGAACCGGGTCACGGTGTCCATACGCAACAGCAAATCAAGGTCCAGTTCTGTGCGCTGGTTCAGCGGCAGGTCCAGACCGTCATCAAGCGACAGTTCGAGCGCTTCGATAAGCGACTGAAGGCAATCGGTGTAGTAAATCTGGTTCAGCACTTCGGCATTGCCATAGGTCGGCACGACGCCCGCGCCGATCTTGTAGGCGGGAACGTGAAACGCGGTGCAGACGCTTTCAGCGGTCCATTTAAGCTGGTCGATCAACTGCGCATCAGAAGGCGTTACGGCCATCTGTTCGTATTTCAGACCGTCGCCGAGAACCGCAACCCTGCCAGCGTTCTTGCCGCTGTAGTTGTTTTCCCAATGCGCCTTAAGGCGGTCGGCGGTTTCTTTGCTGATCGCGCCCGGTGCAGTGAGAACGCCACCGGGGTTGCTGTTGTTGCCGAAGAAATTGACGCTGTTCTTCTGAATCGACATGCCTTGATTTGCCGCGAGTGCGCAAGCAGTCAAAGGCGAAATGCCAATCAGCGGGTGAAAGAAGCAGTTCATCCGGTCGTGGATGATCTCTCGCGCCGGAACCGTAACGCCTTCGTCAGTGATGCCCGAGAGACGATCATTCGGAGACAGGCGATAGAAGACGCTGCCGTCTTCAGCAATCAGCGGTTCAACCCGTTCAGGGTTAATCAACAGAAGCCCGACAATGCGCCCGAGAGAATCGCGGCGCTTCAGCGCATAGGCGTTGCCGTGCAACAGCTTCGAGCCAATCCACTGTTCAATGAATTGGACGCGGTTCTGATAACCGTTCGGCTTACGAAGAAGGCTGTCATGTTCGGACACAACCCCCTTCCAAATACCGTCGGCTTTCTCGGTGATCTGAATCGGAAGCTTTGCGATGTCGGAAGCAATCAGCGAGACACAGGCAAAAACGGCCGAGTGTGCCAGCATATCTTGCTGTCGAACTTCAACGCCTTGTTGCCAAGCGCCATCGTAAGATTCGCGGACGATAGGAAACCAGCCGCCAGAACCCACGCTTTGCAGGTTGCTTGCTGCTTTCTTCTTGCTGATCTCGAGTCCGAAAATCTTCATCGCTTTGTCCGGTTCTGTTAAAACAGGGGCGGAACTGAATCCGCCCCTTCATGCTTAGGCGTATTTCGCGCCGCTGATTCGATAAACAGCGGTCGGACGGCGGCGGGTCCAGGTCACGCCACGAATCCCCTTGATCGCCATCGAGCCGGTTTGCCACAGGGAGACCAGTTGGGCCGGCGTCGGGGTCTTGCTGTCGTGAGTCGGCGCGCTCTCCATTTCAAGCGAGGCTTCGCGGCTCGCATCAATGGCAAGGCCACCTTCAGCCAGCAGAATTTCGTTCTGCACAGCCAGAATCACGTCATAGCCGCCGACAGGTTCGCCAGGAACGTTCGTGCTGATCACAACCGGCAGACCTTCGAAGGTGCCGCCAGTCACGAAGTCGATACCGGGGAACTCGCGCTGGCCGCTGGTGCTGTGACGCATCATCGAGAGCGCAAGCGCGGTGCTCGGGTGCATGATCCAGACAGCAGACGACAGCGGCTGATTGGCGACCACAGCAGCGCCATACGCGGCCTTCACGTCGTCGCGCACCTTCACAGCGGTCGTGCCCGATGCAACAGCGGTAGCGGCACCGTTCGCGATCGAAGCGGGCTTCACGCCCGCAATGCCGGCGTTCGCTTGGTCGATGAACGCGCCATCAACGGCGTTCACAATCGACTCCAGCAGCATGTCGCGAACCATCGCTTCGGCGGCAGGCTCAGAACGGCGAAGCAGTTCTTCAGTGAAAACCGCAATCGCGCCGAGCTTATGCGAGCCGACTTCCATATCACCAAAGGCGGCATTGGTCAGCGGTGCGGCTTTACCTTCGCCGATCCAGCTCGCGGAGGTGCCGGTTGTGGCTTTCGGAATTCGGATGTCTTGCGGGACATTGCGAAGAGCCAGCTTGCCGACGATGGTGGCCGGGCGCAGCAGGTC